AAGTTAAAGAGTACTGCAAGGCCAAAAAAATACACAAAATCACGATGCCCATTTTCTACCCGCTGGTAGATGAAACCTATTATCCAGAACCTTCGCACCACTCGGTGTATCGAAATGGCTGGATGCAGGTTGTGAATGCTATTCCGGAGTATAAAAAGCATTTCAGCGAGAACCAGCTAAATGTAAAATACATGGTGTATATCTCTGAAGAATATTTTCTACGCACCTACAAAAACGACTGGGAAAATTTCACCACCGATAAGAAAAAGCAGATCAGAGAAGAATTAACCAATTCAATCGACGATCATTTGGCCGGAAATAAAAATGCCGGCAAGTCCATTCAATCTACCGTTTTTAAGGATCGGGAAGGTAAATGGGTAAAAGGTATCGAAGTGGTGCCGCTTAAAGATGAAAATTCAAGCGAGGGAAAAGGCCTCTTAGACTCCTCTGCGGGAAATTCCGAGATTATGAGTGCCAATAATGTGGATCCTAATCTTATGGGGGTTGGTATTCCTGGCGGAAAGCTAAACGGCGGCTCAGGAAGCGATAAGCGAGAAGCATTCAGCATCCTTAATTCTCTTTTCAAGACCAAACGGGATATTTCCTTAGAGACCTGGCGACTACTTCGCGATTTTAATGGCTGGGATATAAACCTAGAAGGTGATTTCGCAGTGACCAACTTAACCACCTTGGATAAAAATCCAACCGGTACTGAAAATAAGTTTTAGAAATGAGCACGATAGTTAAGACCATAGAAACCTTCAAGCAGTTCGTAACCGTTCAATTCAACTTCGATTTTGATACGGTTTTGCCCTATATAAAAAAACAAGAGCGAAAACATATAAAATCGGTCATTGGGCGAGAGTTATATAAGGAGTGGGCTACTGCAACTCCAACTTCTGGGGTTGAAAAGGAGGTTTTTGAGTTACTGCAGGAGGCTTCATCGCATCTTGCGCTGCTTTCTTACACCAAAGTGGGGATTATCTCTATCTCTAACGCCGGATTTCTTATTTCCACGTCCCAAGATGCCAAACCAGCAGAGTGGTGGCAAATTAAAGATTTGCGAACCGAGCTGCTTAAATCTGGTACCGAGGCGATAGACGAAGCCCTGGAATTAATGGAGTTGCAACCAGAAGAATTTCAGAAATGGAAAGACTCAGACAACTATACGGTTTTCAAAGAGCTCATTACCGGGCAGACTAATCAATTTCAACAATATTTTAATATCAATAAAAGCCGTCTCACCTTCCTGGCCTTACGCCCGCACTTGCTTAAAGTGGAGAAGAAATATTTTAAAGGTTTACTGGGATCTGAGACGCTTTTACAGCTTAAAAGTGAGGAAACGGCCGAAGCAAAAGAAGCCCTGGAGCTTTGCCGGGCCGCGCAGGTGCCGCTTTGCGTTGCCGAAGTGGCCAACGAGGGTGTTTTCGAACTTACTGCCGGAGGCATCTTTACTTCTTACGATGAAATACCAGGGCAAAAGAAAAGTAAAGCAGCGCTACTAGAGCTCGACCGACTGAAACGTGCGAAGGAAGTGGAAGGCAATGAGCAGCTGAAAGAATTGCTTAATTACCTACGGGAGCATCCTACGGTTTTTACCGATTTCGCAGCAAAAGAAAAATCACAAATACAGTCGACCGCTATTAACACAAAATCAATTGTAAGCTTCTAATTATGGCACAGGCAAAAAAACCCAGCATAGAACTCCGTGATAAGGAGAATATAAACCCGTCTTTGGTGCGAAAAAACGAAGCGGTAGATAGTGATTTTCACAACATCTACGAAGTGCTTTTTGATCACGCACAAAAAATAGACGGCTTCACGGGCGGAAATACCGGTAACAAATTCTATGGTTTTCATTCCAGTTTAGAAATTTTGGCGGGTGCCTATCCAGATGCAGCCGAAGATTCATTTGCAATTATAGAAGGTGTGACTCCTCAAATAGCGCAGGTTAAAAACGGAGAATGGGTAAATACCGGTGGCCGCGCTGCTTTTGTTTTTCTAGACAATAAGTTTCAAAGACCAGATCCCGGCACCGTAGGTACCTGGTACATCGTTAAAGATTCTAACACTAGCTCACTGTGGTACGACGGAAAGTACCACGACTTTGTGATGCCAGATTTGTCTAATTACTACACTAAGGAGGAAATTAATGAAGATTTCACTAAGAATGGCGGCAACACAACCGACACAGGTCAATCATTGCGGGATGCTATTGATGCGAATGAAAATGAAATAACATTACAAGACATACGTATAGGTGAGGTTGAAGGCTTAGGATTATTCGCTAACCAAGCATCGCAAGAA